GGTTTTCTGCGCGGCTTCGGCTAACCAGTAGCCCTGAACGCCGCCCATGCGTGAACCGTCTGCGCGGGAAGTTTCGTCAATCGCGTTGATAGTCAGGCTGTTGCCCGAAACGCGAATCGGATTGAAGCGGGACAGCACGGAGCCAACGCCCCACATGTTCTGGAAAATCCCGGATGCAATCTGCGGGGGCAGCAGGTACCCGCCCTGGCTGGGCTGCGCCTCATTTAGCCCCGTCGCTTTGAAAGCTGACAGCCGCGGCTCTTCCTGTCCAGGATATATACCAGCCATCTTTACAGCCTGGAAAAACTCTCCGGCGGTAAAGGGTTTGGCTTTGAGTGAGCGGTCGGTTTCATCTTCGGTTACGTCGATGTCGTACCCACCTTTCACTTTGGGCTGCGCGTCGTTGTAAGCCTTTACGGCTTCGGCGGCAGTCTGTTTGATAATCGCCTCGATATCAATCGGGGGCGAAGTTTTTGTTTCTTCTGCCATGATTTCCTCCTCATGGATAGTTTCCAGAACGGGCTCATCTGCCTCGTCTGGATAAATTGACTTGATGGGGATTGCGGAATTGCGATGCTCAGCCGGCGATTTCGTCAGCGTAGCTTCGGCTAACGGCCATGTCTCGATTTTCGTGCCACCCGCGCCCGCACTCTTGCTCACAAGCGAACCGCCCGCCTGACTTGACCAGCCCAGCTTCCCAGCTTCGGCCAGCTTGTAAATCATTTGTTCGTATTCGTCCCGGAGTTCAAGTTGCCCCTCGAACCACAGCCCGACATCATCGGTTTTCAGGATTGTCCCCTTCCCGATTTTCCGGCTTTTGATAACCGGGTCGTAGCCGTGTTCGTAGTAGACGGGCAGGTTCGCGCCAATCTCAACGCCCAGGTCGGTATCCGGCGTGAAGTAATCGCCGGTCAGGTCTACATCGCCGGGTTGCCCCCAACGAACCAGATACCCGCCAACCTTGCCGCTTCCGAGTGCTTTTACCGCGTCCCCAAAATAAACCAGTGTGTCTTTTTCCATGACACCTCCCTTAACGACAAAAAGCCAAATAGAACGCTCAATTGCGTTTATTCGGCTTCAGAACCCTCTGACCACCCGGTCACCCGCTGCAGCACCCGCCGCCCACGAACAACCTGTATTCAGTTGTCTGACGTGCTAATCCTCGCTCACCTCGCGCTGTAATGCGTCCGTGATGCGTGTGATTACCTCATCCCCATGCTGTTCGATTACATCCTGAACCGTAACCCAGCCGGTTAGTTTGTGATATTGCGTCTGCTTTTCCGCGTCCTGCACCAGTCGGGCATAGCCAACCCCCGTGCCAATCGTGGCACCCCAACCGGAGTTTGTCGGTCTCACGGTCCAGGATTGCCCAAGTTTCTGCGATTGCGTTGCCGCGCCCCGAATATACGGAACGCTGATATCCCCGTGATTTAAGTGGTAAAAGAACCCCGCCCGCATCTTTTGCGCTTGCGGACTTTTTCCGTAAAGCAGCGGGTTTTTACCGCGCCTCACGCCCGGATATTGTTTGATAAAACCTTGTAAATAAATCGCGCTCCGATGCACTTCCGCCTTGACGCGCTTCATGCTTTCCAAAGACTTCAGCTTTTTCAGCAGGTCTTCCATCCCCTCAATGCGGATTTTATAATTTGTGTTAGTCATGGTTTGATATTGTCCGCGTAGTCGTAAATCACCCAGCAGCGGCAGCGCGGATGCGCCGGCGGAAACATATTGTCCTGAATCGGTTTCCCGTGGCGCGGGCCGCATATCGGGCACTTATGCGAAGCCTCATCGTTGGAAGTCTGCCAAATCGGGACCATCTGCACGCCGCTCTCGCGGTTCAGCGCGTCCATGATTGCGCGTTCCCCTTCCGTTGCCGCGCGGGTTGTTTCCGTCACGGCAATCATCTCCGCCCGCACTTTGCCGTATGTGCTTTCCAGCGCGTTGTATAAATCGCCCATGCTCCACCCGTCCGAGTAAAAGCGGGGGATGATTTCCTGCAAGGCACGCCTGGAAACATCCGTGATGCCGTGTACCAGTTCAAAGGAGTATTGACTTGCCCAGCGCACGGCGTTCGTGTTTATCAACGCCCAATCCACCCCGATGCTGATCGTGTCAAGCATCGCCACCGCTTGCTGAACAAAAGTCTCAACCAAAACCGGCTCGATATCCGCCTGAAGCGAACGCCAGCCGTTCTGCCAGTATTCGTCATTCACGCGGGACAGGTCGGGCGGGTCACCCAGCAAGCGCAAGAGCTTATCCAATTCAGCGCGTTGGTTGGATGTAATCACCCGTGCCAGCTTGCGCTCAAGAGCCGCGCGGTTCAGCGGTATCAGCTTCACGAACGCCGCCGCCTTGCCCGTCAATAGCGGGATAATCTCTGGCTTGCGTTCCGCGCTCCTGTACAGCGCGTCAAGCACTAATTGCTTCACTTGCCTCCGCAACCGGCATAACCTTTTCCACCGCCCTGTTCAGCGCATCAGCCAACGCCTTGAGCGCGTCATCGTCATCATCCCGCGCGTTCATCTCAAACGCCCGCTCAATGTCCTTTTCACTTCGGCACTCCGGCAAACGCTCCCGGATGCCAATCGCGATATCCTCTGGCAGCACCTTGCACACCCACGGGAAGTCAAGCGACTTGCCCTGCTTCAACTTGCGGAAGGCGATATCCTGCCAATGCTCTAACTCGCGCAATTGCTCAATCGTCAGCACGGTCGGCAAGCTCTTTTCCTCATCCTCGACTTCCGGCTCTGGCGCGAACACCGGCGCGGGTTCAGGCTCCGGCTCCGGTTCGGGGTCAAGCTGCTCGTACTCCACGCCAGCGGGCAGTTCAATGCCCAGCACTTGCGCGGCTATAGATGGCTTCATCCCGGCGGAGATATAAGACGCGTATGCGCTTGCCCGTTGGACTTCCTCTTCCTGCCCGTGGTCGCTTGCCTCCGGTCTGAACTCCCAGCGCAAGCCCATCGGCGCGAACAGCTTGCTATTTAGTTCCCCTTCGATAAAGCGCAACCAGGGCGTGACGGTATCCCTGAACCAGACGGCGTATTCGGTCTGCGCCGTGGCATAGTTTGCGGAGTTCGCAAGAATAAGCGACAGGGGCATACCCGCCGCCATCGCGATATCCGCCAGCTTCTCGTCGTGCAATTGGGACCCGGTCAGGTTGTCAATTCCATCGCCAATTGTCGTGACAGCCATCGTGTCGGCGGATATCACCTTGCCCAGGTATTTGTACCAGCCGTGAACTATCTTGTCCCACACGGACTCAATCTTCTCGCGTTCCTCGCGCGTCTGAACGCCGGAAACTTGCAGCAAAGCGGGCTTGATACCGCCGCGCTGAAAGAAGTTCTGCACGTAATAGTCGGCATAGTACAGCACGCCAGCAGCCGCCATCAACGCCTTGAACTCGCTGTTATCAGACGGCAATAATTCGGTGGTATGGTCTAACCGCCACATCCAAAAGATGCGCCCGTCTTTCAGCGAGTAATCGCGCTTCTCGCTGCCAAGCTGGCGGGTAAACCCGGTCAGCCCGTTCCACTTATCCACTACCGGCGTGATGCTGGTAGGCACGATATAGCGCAAGCGTGAGCGGGTTCGCGCCCCATCCTCAAGCAAGCCATACGCGGAGTTCGTCATAAACAGCGAGAGACGCCAGAGCCGAAGCAGTTCGCGCGGGTTCTCCATGAACCCGATAATGTTCTGCCAGCTTTCGCTGTTATCAACTTCGGTTTCCCCGCGCATAATCGCGAACGGGACATTCCCGCAAGCATCAGCGGTCATGTTCGCCACGCGGTAAACCGCCGCGACTTTCGCGTAAAGCTCATCGTCTTTTGTATCATCGGGGTTGCCGGTTATCCAATTCCACGCGGAGTCCGGGTATTGCGGCAGATCTATGTTTTTCACCGTCGCGCCGTCAGTAAAATAATGCAAAGTTTTCGGCATCCTTTCTCCTAATCGTATGAACTGAAGAACCAGCGTTCCGCGCTGATGGCGTGCCAGGCAATCGCAAGGCTCATCACGCAGTCATCGTGCATACCATCCGGCGCGGAGTACGTGAACGAACCCGACGGCGCGCGCTTGCTCTCAAAGCTCAATAATTCCCCTGTCAAAATCGGGTTATTCAATACCCTGATAACGCCATTCTCAAACGCGGCCTGCAAAGCCTGAATTACTGCCTGTTTTGTCGCGCTGGTGGTCGTGAACGCCACAATCGCCAGCCCGCGCTTCACCAGTTCGTCAATCACCGGCCGCCCGATTGAGTTCGCCTCAACCGTCATCGAAGTCAGGTTATAGCGGCGGTACACGCCTGCCAGCCGGTCAATCAACACCGGATAATCCACGCGGTTGAAGCGGTCAAGATAAACCATCTCTTTGCTTTCCACGTCCAGCACGCTCACGACGGTATAGTCCACGCTCGAAGCCACGTCCACGCCGGCGATATACTGCCGGTTCGTCTCAGGCTCGCGCGGGTCCAGCACCGCCGCCTCTTGCACCCGCCGGAAGACGCCGCCCTGGTCGTCTACAAATTCCGCGAGTACTTCCTGCCTGTAAATTATTTCCGGCATTGTTCGGCGCATCGCCTCAATTTCGCTCGGCGGGATTGTTGGGTTAGCCGACGTCGGGAACTGCCACGACTTCCACTCTGGATTCAGCGCGTCTTGCCCAAAGCTGAATAATTGCCAAAAACCGTTCCTGCCTTTTGGCGTTGACTTGAAGTAAGCATCCCCCTGTAAATCAACAAGCGTTGGGCGCAGAACAGCGTTCCAGATATCCAGCAGGTTGCCAACCATCGCGCACTCATCGAATATCAGCCGCTTATATTTCCGCCCACGAACAGCATCAGCCGCTTCAGCCGACCACATCTCAATTACGCCGCCTGTGATAAGCTCAAGCCGGTGTTCCTGTTCGCTTTTGTCTTTTTTCAAAGGCGCGAACGTGTTCACAAACTCCCGCCAGACTTCCGAGAGCATCTTGTATGTCGGGAACATCACCCCAACAGGTTGCCCCGCTAATACCATCGGGAACGCCTCGAATATGTCCAGTTGTGTTTTGCCAAATCGCCGTCCGCATACCTCAACGTTAAATCGTTTCGCCTCGTCAAGTATTCGCTGCTGCGCGTCATGCGGTTCAGGCAGCGTCAGTTCTATTCTGCTTGACATACTTTACGATGATTTCAAGCGGGCCTGATTCCGCGCCTGTAACTTCTGATTTCTGCGGGACTTTGCCCAAACCTCTGTCAATAATCTCCGTTGCAACCGCTTGCTTGATTCTGTCATCCCTGACTTTCAAGCCGGCAACCTTTACCTTTGCCGCGTCCTCAATTGCACCCGCGAGTATCATGCTCGCTCGGATAGCCTTGTCTTTGCGCAAGCGGTCGGCGCGGATGTTCAAATCCTCAATATCGCGCTTGCTCAACCAACCCTGCGAATACCCGCACTTCCTCAAGGCTTCCGAGTTGCTAACGGCATCAGACCGCGCTAAAACATAGGCGGTCTCTCGCTCGTCAAGCCCATCAAAAACCTTATCCAAATTTGTCATTTTATTATCCGGCTTTTACTTTCGCCTCGAACACCAGCGGAACGCCCTCGCGCTTCGCCTCAATCAGCATCGCCATCTGTGGGATAGCGGATTCCGGCAAGTCAAGCGTTATGCGGATACCCCCGTCCGCAAGCGTCTGCGCTTTCGCGACAATCGCGTCAAAGCGGATTACTGGGTTAGTTGCCAAACAGCCCTCGTCATCTCCAGCATCCTACGCCACGTCCACAGGCACTCGCGCCCGCCGATAAAGTCAGTCCGCAGAACCAGCCCGTCACTCATCGCCGCCGCCCAAAGCGTTCAGCCGCTCGGTAAGCTCCGCCACCTGCTTCTCAAGGTCGCGAATGCGCTTATCGCGACATTTCACCGCATCGCGCAGCTTGTCCACCTGCGCTTGCAAATCCGTGTTTTCCTGCTGCAAAT